TCCAACGATGTCGTCGTCCTGTCTCCGTTCCAAGCCGGTGCCCTCATGGTGCTGCTGAACGAGATCATCGGCGAAGAGAAGGAAACCCTCAATTGACCGCTATCAAGTTCTTCTGCGCCGCCTTCCTCATGGCCGCGCTGGCGCTCGCTCCGTTGGTTGTCCTCGTATGGGCCTACAACGCGACACCGCCACAGGTGTTGGGTGGTGAGCGCATCGTGACCCAGCCAGCCCCGCAGGCCAGCCGCGACACTTCTCCGATCTGCATGCCCTGCTTCGGGCCGCATCTCTCCCTCACGGGCGGCGGCTTGTCCATGGGCTTCAGCGCGGTCGGCATCGGCTTCTAGTGGCCGAGACGCTGGCCGTTGGTGGGCCTTGTAAGATCACCCACACACCTTCGAAGCGCGGCCACGTCCGTCTCACTGCCACGCAGGATGGCGACACCGTGTTCGCCTTCGATATCTCCATCTCCACCCTAATCGACATCCTCGTAGAGGCCAGACAGGCCGACAGGATGCTCGCTCAATCGAAAGCCGCATGAACGATCAAGTCACCGCCATCCTGCGAACCCTACCCCGCAGGATCAAGGTCGGTGCCTACGATTGGCGCGTCGTCATCCACGATGGACCTGACGACAAGTACGGCGAGGCAGACTTCGCTACGCATCACATCAACCTATGGCCTGAGAACCTAATCGACGGTCCTCACGCCGTAGGTGTTGTGATCCACGAGCTGCTCCATGTCATCTACGGCGACCGCAACGTGATCGAGGTTCTCTCGAACGGCGACGACACCGAAGAGCATGAGGAAGGCATCGTTCTCGCGTTTGAGAACGGCATCGTCTCCCTATACCGCGACAATCCCAAGCTCCTGACCTGGATCAAGAGAGGCTTCAAATCCGTCAATGGATGACCTCAAAGAACCATTCATCAGGGACGATCTGCTCGCATACCTGCGCAGGCTGTTCCCTGATCGCTTGCCAGAGCTAGCCGATACAGACCGGCAAATCTGGTTCAACCGGGGTGCTGCCGAAGTTATCCGGCATCTCGCGCACCTCCACGATCAACAGTCCAACAACATTCTAGGAACCTAATATGTGTTTCGGAGGCGATTCCGCCCCAGCAGCCCCGGCCCCGCCGCCGCCGCCTGCACCGCCGCCTGTCCTCGAACAGTCCGCGCCCTCGACCTCGGCCCCCAAGCAGTCCGACACGCTCGCCAATCAGGCCAGCGGGACCAAGAAGTATCGCAATAGCTCGCTCGGCATCACCAGCGGCACCGATACTGGCGCTTCCTCGGGCCTCTCAATCCCCACCTAAGGACTACCCGACTTTATGACTGAAGCGATCATGACGCTGGAAAAGCGTTATGACATGCTAGAAGCCGACCGCCTTACGTTTCTGGATCGCGCTCGCCGTTGTGCAGAGCTAACCATCCCGACGCTGATCCCTCCTGCGGGTCACAGTAAGTCCACGCAGTATTACACTCCGTGGCAGGGCATCGGCGCTAGAGGTGTCAACAACCTCGCCAGCAAGCTCCTGCTTGCACTCTTTCCCCCCAATGCTCCCTTCTTCCGTCTTGAGATCGACGACTTCACCGCTAACGAACTGAGCCAGAACAATGGCCGACAGATCGTTGACGAGGGCTTGTCCAAGATCGAACGCGCTATCATGTCCGAGATCGAAAGCTCGGGTACTCGCTCGCCAGCGTTTATGGCGTTCAAGCACCTGATCATCGGCGGCAACGTCTTGCTGTCGCTCCCCAAGGACGGGGTCCGTATTTTCCGCCTCGACAATTACGTCGTGAAGCGGGACGTGCAGGGCAACGTGCTGGACTGCATCGCGCGTGACGAGCTGTCGCCCAACGCACTCGGCGTCAAGGAGCGCAACCTGCTCGCCTCGGCATACGAAGCCGAAGAGAAGGCCAAGGGCAAGGATGGCGAAACCGGTGCCAAGGACGAAGGCGCAAGCCCCGACCGCACCGTGAAGCTCTACACCCGCTGGTATCGTACCGACCCGGCGCACGGCCCCGCTATGTGGCGCGGCTATCAAGAACTCAATGGTATTAAAGTCCCCGGCTCATTCGGCCAGTGGCCCATCGACAAGCCGCCTTTCATGGCCTTGCGCTGGACCGCAGTCGAGGGCGAGGACTACGGACGCAGCTACGTCGAGGAATATCTCGGCGACCTCATCTCCCTTGAAGGCCTGTCCAAGGCCATCGTCGAGGGCAGCGCGGTCGCAGCTCGCGTCGTGTATTTGCTCAACCCGAACGGCCTCACCAAACTCGACAGCTTCCGCTCGGCAGAGAACGGTGACGTTATCATCGGCAAGGAAGGCGACGTTACCGCCGTCCAGTCGCAGAAGCAGGCCGACCTCACCATCGCATCGAATGCTGCGAAGGAAATCCAGAACCGCCTTGCTCAGGCGTTCCTCATGAACTCCAGTGTCCAGCGTCAAGCTGAACGTGTGACAGCCGAAGAAGTGCGCTTCATGGCTTCGGAGTTGGAGGACGCATTGGGTGGCGTCTACTCGATCCTCGCACAAGAGTTCCAGCACCCCTTCGTCGTTCGCGTCATGGACCGAATGACCAAGGCAAAGAAGCTGCCAACTCTCCCCAAGGGCGTCATCAAGCCGGTCATTATCACCGGTCTGGAAGCCCTCGGTCGCGGTCACGATCTCCAGAAGTACACCACCCTCCTACAGGTGCTTCAGCCGCTCGGTCCCGAAGTGATGGCCCAATACCTCAAGCCCGCTGGCTTTATCTCCCATGTCGCTACCTCGCTTGGTATCGACCCTGCCGACATCATTAAGTCCGCAGACGAACTCGCTGCTGAACAGAAGCAGATGGAAGCGATGAAGCAACAGCAGATGCTCGGCGACATCGCCAGTAAAGCAGCGCCTGCCCTCGTCAAGAGCGCATCCGACCAGTCCATGGCGACGGCGGAAGAGCCTGCCCCTCAATAACCCTCCCCCTAAGGATACAAATTGTCTGATACGCTATCGGTGTCCATCGACACCAACAAGGATGTTGCTCGCCCGACACTGGAAGAAGAAGCCGCGAAGCTCGATGCAGGTACTCCTGCAGTAGAGAACGGCGAAACCGGTAAGGACCGTCCTGCGTGGTTGCCTGAGAAGTTCAAGTCTGAAGAAGACTTTGCCAAGGCATACACGGAGCTTGAAAAGAAGCTCGGCGGTAAGAGCGACGACACTGAGACCGAAACCACGGGCGACGAAGAGACCACGGAGACGCCAGCAGGCGATCAGACCGAAGCTCGCAAGGTCGCCGACGAAGCTGCCACCAAGGCAGGCCTCGATCTCAATGAGCTGTCGGCCTCCTATTGGGAGAACGGCTCGCTCTCGGACGAACAGTACGCCAAGCTCGAAAAGGCTGGCTACCCCAAGACCCTCGTTGACCAGTTCACAGCCGGTCAGCAGGCGATCCTCGACCAGCGCAGCGCCTCCGTCTACAGCGCGGTTGGTGGCGAGGAAAGCTACGGCGAGATGCTCGAATGGGCAGGTGATAACCTGGACAGCAAGCAGATCGCTGCATTCAACAAGACCGTCAACGGCACCGACATGGCAGCAATCATGCTGGCCGTGAAGGGCCTGAAGGCACAGTACGATGGCTCGGTCGGCTTTGAGCCTTCGGCCACTGTGGAGGGTCAGACCGCACCCCGCACTGGCGCAGCCAAGTATGACTCCATCGCACAGATGGAGAAGGACATGAGCGACCCGCGCTATGGCTCGGACCCTGCATTCCGCAAGTCTGTCGAAGACAAATTGAGCCGATCCAGCATCTTCTAAGGATCGCTAATGGCTCGTGACTACGAGGCTGAATACAAAGCCTCGCGTACTCCCAAACGACGCCTCGCCAACATCATGCGAAAGCGAGCGCGCCGTTTGGCTATCAAGAAATACGGAGAAGCGGCTGTACGCGGCAAAGAGGTTGATCACAAAGACCTTAAGCCCTCTGCGCCTAACGCCAACCGCCCATCCAACCTCGCGATCATCTCCCGGCATGCCAACAGAATAAAGCAGCCCAAGAGATCGTAGCGAACACTTCCCGCGACCAATTTCAGAACGTCCAAGCCCATCCACGCACTGTGCGCAGTGTCTGTGATGGAGAACCTGAATGGACTGTGAGCATCGCACTCACCCGCTCGTATCGAGCATCAATCTCCCCAATTTCTAAGGACTACACATACTATGGCTAACGCCACTCCCTCCCGCGTCGGTCAGGCGCTGGGCACCGGCGACGCACGCGCCCTCTTCCTGAAGGTTTTCTCGGGCGAGGTTCTCACGACCTTCAACACGAAGGTTCTGATGAAGGACAAGACCCGCGTCCGCAATCTGACGTCGGGCAAGTCGGCTCAGTTCCCGGCAATCGGTAAGACCTCGGCGACGTACCACGTTCCCGGCACCGAGATCACCGGCAAGACCATCCAGCAGGATGAGAAGGTCATCACCATCGACGATCTGTTGATCTCGGATACGTTCATCGCGCGCATCGACGAGGCCATGAGCCAGTTCGAAGTCCGCTCGGAGTATTCGAAGCAGATGGGCGACGCGCTCGCGCAGACCTACGACCGCAACCTGTTCTCGCTCGCCGTCAAGGCCGCGCGTGACCCGGCTGGCCTCGGTAAGGGCGCTGTCGGCCAGGGCGACTCCGTGTCCGTGCATATCGGCGCAACGCCGACCGTGCAGGCTATCATCGACGCTGCGTTCGCTCAGGCTGCGCGCTTCGACAAGCTGAACCTGCCGGAAGAGAATCGCTACCTCTTCGTGGACCCGGACACGTACTACGCACTGGTCAACAGCGATAAGCTGCTGAACATGTGGTACAACCCCGGCAACAACGGTTCGTTCTCGGACGGTAAGGTCAAGACCGTGGCTGGCTTCGCCATCACGAAGACCAACAACCTCCGCGTCGATCACACGGCCTCGACCGCTTACCCGGACTACAACAGCAAGTACGCTGTGGATGCAGACGACACTGTCGGCCTGTTCTACCAGCCGACCGCGCTGGGCACGGTGAAGCTGCTCGATCTCGCTTCCGAGATGGAATACGACATCCGCCGTCAGGGCACCTTGATGGTGTCGAAGATGGCTGTCGGCCACGGCGTTCTGCGCCCGGAAGGCATCGCGGAAATCCGCGCAGCGGCCTAATCGTTACGCAACCGTAATCACTACCAGCAGGGAGGGCAGCAATGCTCTCCCTGTTTTCGTTTTATCAGGAGTTTTTAATGCCTCTCACCACTGCTCCAATGTCGCTGTTGGATGCCGTGAACATCTGCCTGTCCGCCATGGGGGAGCCCGTTATCAACTCCCTAGACGACGCCGCTATGGACGCCCAAATGGCCGTCGATATCGTCGCAGAGACCACGAACAGTGTGCAGTCAGTCGGCTGGCACTGGAATACAGAAACCCACACGATCAAGCCCGACACCAACGGCTACATCGTCCTCCCTCCGAACACGATCAGCGTTGACACCATCGACGAAGATCGCGGCACCGACGTTATCCAACGCGGCTTGCGCCTGTTCGACAAGGGCACCTCGAATTTCCTCTTCACCAAACCGCTCAAGCTCCGACTGATCGTCATCCTCGACTATGACGATCTGCCATTCGCAGCTCGACAGTTTATCGCGATCCGATCCGCTCGCACCTTCCAGCAGCGCCTGCTCGGCTCTGACGCCCTCTACAAGTATGACGCGGCTGACGAGAACAATGCATGGGGCGTCCTCATGCAGAAGGAAGCCGAGACCATGAACGCGAACGTGCTTCGCGACAACTGGTCTGCCGGGTCCATCGTGAACCGCACCTTCTTCGCGCGCGGGGCATTCCGTTAATGCCTCTCGTATCATCCCCGATCCCCAACCTGATCGGCGGCATCTCTCAGCAGCCCGCAGCTATGCGGCTCCCGAACATGTGCGACACTGCTATCAACTGCTGGCCCTCTGTGGTCAGTGGCCTGCAGAAGCGTCCGCCTACCCGGCACATGGCCGACCTCGGCATCACCATGCCAGCAGGTTGCTCCGGTCACATCGTGGACCGCGACGAGAGCTACCGCTACCTCATCACCGTCACCAACGGCGACGCGAAGGTCATCGATCTCGTTACCGGCGAACAGAAGCCAGTGAGCTTCCCCGCAGGCAAGGCGTACCTCAACACATTCGGCAAGCTGCCGGTCGATACGTTTCGCTTCGTCACGCTCGGCGACTACACGTTTATCGTGAACCGCCACGTCACCGTTGCAGCCGCACCGGTCGGCGAACCAGCCATCGCTGGTCAGAAGCGCGTCGATCCCACCTATCAGGCCACGTTCTATGTCCAGCAGGCCGCGTACAACACCTACTACTCGCTGTACGTCAACGGCGCGCTGTACGCCAGCTTCCTGACGCCGACCGGCACCAGCGGCTCCGACGCCTGTCCAGACACCAGCACAATTGCTGCAAACCTCCGCAACCAGCTCGCCGCCAACGGCTTCACCACGCTGCTCGACGGCTCCGCGATCACTATCACTAACTTCCAACCTAGCTGGACAATCCAGACGCAGGGCGGCGGCGGTGACAAGATGGTCCGTGGCTTCATCAGCGACGTGCAGAGCTTCTCGGACCTGATGCCTGTGATGTTCGATGGACGCATCTTCAATATCGCAGCCGATATGGAGACCGCGAACGACGACTACTACGTGGTCTACAAGCAGGGCATCTGGCAGGAGACTGTTGCGTGGGGCGCTGGCGAACAGCTCGTCCCGACCACCATGCCGCACGTCCTGATCCGCAACGCGGACGGGAGTTGGACCTTCAAGCCCCATACGTGGGGTGCGCGACAGGTTGGCAACGCCAACAGCAGCAAGACTCCGTCCTTCGTTGGCTTCACCATCAATGATGCCTTCACGTTCACCAACCGCCTCGGCTTCCTGGCTGACGAGAACGTCATCCTGTCCGAAGCT